CAAGTACGATACAAGTGCTTTTGGTGCAATCCCAGAAAATGACCCAGTGCGCACGCACATTATGGGATGGGCATCTAAGTACGGTATGAGTCAAGCGGCCCTAGACGATCTTGTTGGAGAGGTTGTCAAAATGGGTGGAGATCAACAAGAGGTTGCCGCTAGGACTCTTCAGCAGGAAAAGCAAGCCCTTGGACCAAATGCAGACGCAATGATAAAAGGTATGGTTGATTGGGCTTCTGGATTGGTTAAAAAGGGTATTTGGGGCAAAGATGATTTTGAAGAATTCAAAGTCATGGGTGGAACTGCAAATGGACTCAAGGCTCTAATGAAGCTTCGTGAGACATATGAAGGAACCAGAATCCCAACCAATTCAGTACCGATTTCTGGTGCGCCAAGTAAAGAAGAGTTGTATCAGATGGTTAATGATCCAAAATATAAATCTGACCCAGCCTATCGCCAAAAAGTTGAACGTATGTTTGCTCAAACTTTCGGTTAAACTGTAGCCCCCTGTCGTAGTTATTTGCCCAGGCTTAGACCTGGGCTTTTTTTTTTAAAAATTACTTGCGTTTATAAAATTTAATTATTACGCTATAAGTAAGGCCAATCAGGAAACTGACCCTTTCTATAGCAGACGCTATCGTGTGGCTGACGTAATCAGCAAGCATTCGGCCCAGATTTCTGGCATACCGGCGCGACAAAATTTTTTTGTCAACTAACGAATAGGAATACGACATGAGCATTTCATTATCCAATGCTTTCGTTACCCTCTTCGACGCGGAAGTTAAGCAAGCCTATCAAGGTAAGGCAATGCTTGTTCCGGCCGTGCGCCAGCGTCGTGGGGTTGAAGGCTCGACTGTAAAATTCCCTAAAGTCGGTAAAGGTGTGGCCACGCCTCGCGTGCCGCAAACCGATGTTACTCCGCTTAACGTGGGATTCTCGTCTGTTACTCTTACGCTTTCCGATTGGAACGCGGCCGAGTACAGCGACATCTTCTCGCAAGCTAAAGTTAATTTTGATGAGCGTCAGGAACTTGTGCAGGTTGTTGCCAATGCAATGGGCCGTCGTCAGGATCAATTGATCTTAGACGCGCTTGCCGCATCGGGAACCAGCTTGACTGTTGCTAACAGCATTGGTGGCGCAACCACCAACTTGAACGTGGCAAAACTGCGTGAAGCCAAGCGCTTGATGGATAAAAACAACGTGCCGCCCGAGGGCCGTCACATTGTTATCCACGGCAACGGCCTTGCCAACTTGCTGTCGGAAACGTCGGTTACTTCGTCAGACTTCAATACCGTTAAGGCATTGGTGCAGGGCGATGTTTCGACGTTCTTAGGCTTTACGTTCCATGTGCTGGGTGATCGTTCCGAGGGTGGTTTGGCTATCGACGGTTCGTTGGATCGTACTTGCTTTGCTTTCCACAACATGGCCGTTGGCTATGGTGAAGGTATCGGGATGCGCACGGAGATCAACTATATCCCCGAAAAGACCTCCTGGCTTGTCAACGAAGTGTTCTCGGCTGGCGCGACTACGATTGATGCTGAAGGCATCGTCCAAATCACCTGCCGCGAAACCTGAGATTAAGGAGATCTAATCATGGCATTCTCAAGCACTGGTTTTAATGCAGTTGGTGGTCAGTCAAAAGCAGGAAACGCTCCAGCTATTTATACGTACAGCAGCACGGACGCTCAGTCGGTTATCCGCGCTTCTGGCTATTTCAATAGCATTGCTTCCCTGTTAAAAGTCGGTGACATCATTTTCTGTTATTCAGCAACTGGCGGCACTCCGGTCATGTCCACGGCATACGTGAACAGCAACACCGGTACTGTTGTTGACATCACTGACGGTGTGACCGTAACCGCTACGGATACGGATTAATAGTAGTTTGTGTAATATGGGGCTGGTCTTGGGTTACCGAGGTCAGCCCCTTTCTACGTTAAGGGATTGAGATGGCAGCAGGAGATTCCGCGCTTTCAATCTGTTCAGATGCGCTAATTATGCTCGGCGCAAAGCCGATTGCTTCGTTTAACGAAGGCACTGACGAGTCCAGCACGTGTGACCGTCTATACCCAGATATTCGTGACCAAGCTTTATTAATCTATCCTTGGTCATTTAGCTTTCAAAAGGTGGCGCTGGCGCAGCTTGTAACAACGCCAACCACAGAATATAAATACGAATATGCTTTGCCTGGTGACAAGATTGGCCCACCACGCGCTTTATTCACAAGCAGTTCACCTGGTGACTTCCCCCGCAAAGAGTATAGAATCTTTGGCGATAAAGTATTAACAGACTATTCCGCTGTATGGATTGATTATCCGTATTCAGTACCAGAATACCTAATGCCAGTTTATTTTATACAGCTATTAAAATATTTAATGGCATGGCATTTGGCGTTGCCAATCACGGATCAAGCAGACAAGGCCGCGTATTGGCAAGGTGTTGCTGTTGGCTCACCAGGTGAAAACGGACGTGGTGGTTATTTGCGCACCGCAATGCAAATTGATGGCGCTGGACAGCCAACAAACAGCATCAATGATTTCAGCTTAATTGCTGTGAGGTACTGATGTCGCGTTTTGTAAGCATACAGACCAATTTTAGCAGCGGTGAGCTTGATCCGTTGCTACGGTCACGTATTGATCTTAAAAGCTATGAGAACGCGCTAGAAGAAGCCACAAACGTAGTATGCCAGCCACAAGGCGGTATTCATCGTCGGCCTGGATTAAAGTATTTGTATTCCCTGCCAAATAGCAGCACTCCAAGTGCAGCCAATGGCGTGCGTTTAATTCCGTTTGAGTTCAGTACTAGCGACAGCTATATGCTGGTGTTTACTCATCATCGGGCTTATGTATTTAAGAATAAAGCGCTCATCACAAACATCAACGGTTCTGGTAACCCTTACATTGACACGTCTGGCGTAAACATCACTGGCGCTAGATTAGACAAAATTTGCTGGACGCAAAGTGCTGATACGCTAATTTTGACTCACAATGAAATACCTCCAGTTAAAATATTGCGCGGCGCAACAGACGCAACGTGGACCGTAAGCACGCTTACATTTAACAGCACGCCAAAGTATGCGTTTACTTTGACCACCACAAACCCTGCTGGAACGCTTACACCAAGCGCTGTAAATGGGAACATTACACTTACATCTAGTTCAAGCATATTCAATTCTGGACACGTTGGGCAATATGTAAATGCCACTCCACAAGGCAGGGCAAAGATTGTTCAATACACCAGTGCGTCAGTTGTAAACGCAATTGTTGAGTTTCCATTCTTTAATACGTCAGCCATTGCAAACGGATCTTGGAATTTAGAAACCGGATATGAAACCGTTTGGTCTTCGACAAGGGGTTATCCTAGAGCGGTAACATTCCACGAAGGGCGTTTGTATTTTGGTGGATCTACTGCACGCCCAAGCACAGTTTGGGGTAGCAAGGTTGGATTGTTTTTTGATTTTGAAGCAACAGAAGGATTAGATGATGATGCCGTTGAGGCAACGCTAGACACCAATACATATAACAGTATTGTTGATCTAATCTCTGGGCGAGATCTACAGGTATTTACTACTGGTGGTGAATTCTATGTTCCGCAAAGTGGACTAGATCCAGTTACACCAACGAATTTCTTTATTAAGACAGCGACTAGAAACGGAGCCAGAGAAGGCGCTAGGGTTCAAACGCTAGAGTCTGGAACGCTGTTTATTCAGCGCCAAGGTAAAAGCCTTAATGAGTTTGCGTATACAGATACTCAGCTTACTTATATTACAAGCAAGATTAGTTTGCTTTGTGGACATTTGCTGAAATCACCAAAGCGTATGGCACTGCGTAAGTCTGTGGCCACAGATGAGAATGATTTGCTTTTCATCACAAATTCTGATGATGGCTCGATGGCTGTGTTTTCACTTTTGCGTGTTCAAAACGTAATTGCTCCATCAAAGTACACAACAGACGGTGAATTCTTAGATATTGGAATTGATTTAACCACAATCTATACGGTTGTAAAACGTACTGTAAATGGTACAGCACAGTATTTTGTAGAGTATTTTGACGATAACTTATTGACTGATTCTGCTGTTACTGGTGGCGCTGCTGCATCCGCTTCCGTAAGCCACTTGGTTGCTAAGACATGCAACGTGTTGCTTGATGGTGTTGTGCAAGACAATAAGGTTGTGCCAGGCGGTGGTACGGTTACATTCCCAAGATCGTCTGTTACATCATATGAAGTTGGATTGCCGTTTACAGTTCGCGCTGTGACAATGCCGGTTGATATTAAGTTGCAAACCGGTACTAGACTTGGATTTAAAAAGCGCATTGTTGAAGTTAATGCGCTGGTATACGAAACACAACATATGAAGATTAATAGTGTTGTTGTTCCATTTAGAGCGTTTGACACAGTAAATATTCTTGATAACCCAGTTCCAGAATACACTGGTACAAAGACGTTGCATGGAATTCGTGGGTATAGCCAAGAAGCAAAGATTACAATTGAGCAAGACATTCCACTAAAAATGACCTTGCTTGGACTCGAATACAAACTAGCTACGCACCAAGGTACATAAATGGAAACAGTAGCGGCAGCTTGGGCAACAGCCCAACCATATCTCTCAACGATCTCTACTGCGGCAAGTGTTCTTGGCGCGTTTAGTTCTGTTGGAGAAGGATACCAAAAGCAGCAAATGTATCGTTTGCAAGCGGAGCAAACGCGACTTGAATCAGAGCGCAGAGCATTGCAATATGAACAACAGGGTGTAGCTACACTGCGTCGGATTAATTCTGTTACATCAGCGGCAGCAGCACGCGCATATGCTGGTGGTGTTGCTGGATTTGAGGGTTCTGCTGGGTTGGTTCAAAAAGCCAGTGAAGCGCTTGGTGGTAAAGAGTTGCAAATTGCTCAAGAAAACATTGCTGCCACTCGTCGCGGTGGGCTTATTCAAGCAAATATTTACGATGTTGCTGGAGAAACTGCGGCTAGAGGTGGATGGTTTGATGCTGCCGCAAAGCTTGGAACTGCTGCATTAAGGGCCGGATCAATTGGCGGTTCGCAATATAGTTACAAGTTACCAATATATCCTGGCGCTGAGTACTAGACAAAATGGCCGATCTACCTAAATATCAACCCACAGGGATGTTACTTGCGGATATTCCGCGAGTTGACTTTGCTAACCTAAAAGAGAATTTAAGAGCTACTCAGTCTCTTGAGCAGTCTCTTTCTCGCATATCTGAATTTGCATTTAAACAAGCCGGTGAGCAAGCAAAGCGAGAGGGCGCTCAATACGCCATTGAAAATCCGCTAACGGCAGAGCAGGTGCAAAAGGCAATTTCAGAGGGCAAAAAGCCAAGCGAGTTAATCTCTCAGCCAGGAACAATATTTGGCGAGTCTGTTCGTTCTATCCAAGCTATGCAGTTGCGAGTAGAGCTTGAGGGCAGAACAAGAAACAAATTGGCTGAAATTGCCTCGGACGTAGACTCTGGCCGCATAACAAACTTTGATGAAATTAAATTTGCAATTAACGCGCCAATTGATGGTTTTGCAAGGGTAATTTCTGGTATTGATCCAGAGGAAGCGGTGCGATTTAAAGCCGCAATGACATCTGCTGGGTCTACAGTATTTAAGGGTGCTTATGACCATTTAATAAAAATGGAAGGCGCTGCTCGTAAAACAACGGTATCTAGTTCGCAAGAAAGCACATATAGCATTCTTAGTAAAATTTATAGCACAGAGACTAATCTTGATGTAATCGAACAAAAAATCGGCATTGAAAGAGCTAGAACATTTGCTGCCGCAAGGTCAACAAATGATGCTGAGTTTATCAATAAGATAATGAATGCGTTTGAGGCGCAGGTATCAAAGCGAAAGATTGATGCTGTATCTGCTTATGTTGCAAGCACTGAGTTTTCAGCAGATCCGCAAGCTGCTGTTAAGCGTTTAGATAGAAATGATGCTGACAAAATGACCAACATTTGGTCATCTTTAAGTTTTGAAGATCAAGCAAAAATTCGCAGCAATTTGAGAACAATTGTCAATGAGCGCTGGGATGTAAAAGAAAAAGCACGAAAAGAAGAAGAAGATGATGCAACAAAAAAATCTGCTGCATTGTTGTCAGACTACTTTAAAACTGGCTCTGCTGCGTCTTTGCATAAATTAAATGAAATTGCCATTTTGCATCCAAAAATTATTTCTCCCGAAACAGTTTTTAAGTTGCCAAAAGAGCGCACAGATGTATTAGATGTTGCCAATCCAAAAGCTGAGTTTAAGCTAAAAGAAGAAATTATGTCTGGTTCATTGCCAACGCTAGATCTTGTGCATATCAGAGCAAAAGAACTTGGTATTAGTTACAAGCGTTTGTCTGATAACATGGTGCCATTTTTTATTTCTCGCTCAGATAAAGATTTAATAACTGTTGAACACATTTTTCGTAATGAAGCGCGTATTGTTCCAGGGCAATTAAACATTGGTCAAAAATCTGCTGATGCCTACGGAAAGATGAACAGAGAATTTGAGCGCAATTGGGCTGCTGCTGTTGATGCTAACAAACAAGATCCGTCTAAGCCAATGCCAACGCGCATTGAAGTTGCTCGTGACATCATCAAAAAAAGACAAGATTCTGGCGTATCAAAAAAGATTGAATCTTTGGTTTCTGGCTTAAATGACAAGTATGGCAAGGGGCCATCTGCTATTCGTAAAACAAATATTACTTGGTCAGACTCAACGTCAATGCAAGATGTGCGTGCTGTTGCAAAGCAGCAAGGATTGAAGCCGGAAGATATTGTTGCAATTGAGCAGACGTTAAAACAAATTGATGCACTACAAAAGCAGCTAGACAACTAATGGCCACAGAATTCGACACTTACTATATTAATCGCTTGCTTGAGCGCGATTACCCACCAGTGGTAGAAGAGCCTGTAATGCTTGCTATGGGCGGCGCTGGCGCTGGTCCAAAGCCAACCACAATGAAAGACATTGGTGAGCTTGGTGGCGCTATGGCTGACGTTGGCGCGGCCACTGTAAAGGGTGCTGCTCAAAGCTTTGTTGGCACACCAGGTGATATTGAAAGTCTTTATTATGGCGTACGTGAAATTGTGCGTCGCAAAGCTGATGAATCTGTCTTAGATGCTTTCATTAAGGGCATGGATCAAAAAACAATAGCGCCAACAACTGAAGAAGTTAAAGCTTGGTTGGACAAGAATATTGGCGCTGTACAGGATGGTGAGCATCCGTATGAGTCGGTTGGCGAGGTTATGGCTCCAGGTGGTTATATTGCTGGCGCTAAAAAAGGATTAAAGTCGATTAAGAAAGCAAAAAAGATTGTTACTGGAACCGCTGCCGGTGGCGCTGCCACAAGCGTTTCTGAAGCTGAATCAAAAAATAGTGAGACTAAGTAATGGCTACACTTGAGCAACGTCTTGACAATACGATTGTATCTGCTGATGTAGATACGTTGCCTATGACATTGCCAGATACAGAGTCAATGTCAGACAAGCAGGAACCGCAAGACGAGCCTGTAATGGTTGCTGGTCCTGCCACGCGAACTATAAAGGCAGGTGCTAAAAGATTAAAGCCATCCGATGTGTTGGAGCCATTAACGCAGCCTGGTGCTAGAGCAGTAAAAGAACCTGCCATTGTTGCTCCACCACCGATTGCACCAGCGCCAACCGTTAAGGTCCCTGCTGTCTCAACAGAAACAATTACGGTTCCACAAACAAGACCAGTAGATATTTCAGAAGTAAACAAAGTTGCTGCGGAGCGTCAGAAATTACTAGATGAAGGTGGTGTGTGGGAAAAACCACCGGAAACTCCAATATCTAGTGCTTGGACAGACAATGATGGATTGGCTGCAACGATTCGTGCGGCTGGAGAAAACGCAGCGCAACAAGATGGCTCAATGTCTTTACGCAGCATTTATACAAGAGCTATTAATGCCGGTGTACCAGAGTCATTCTTGGCACGTGCAATTGCTGGCGAAAGCATGGATGTCACCGTTGGTGGCAGCAGCCTTGCAAAGCAATTGGCTGGCGCTGTGGTTGTTCACGATGAAAGCGCAAAGCAACTTGACCAGTTGTTTAACAAGATGGCAAGCGGCTCATTAGATGATGCTGGCAAACTAGATTTGCGTATGCGTTTAGCGCAACACGACATTATCGTTAAGCAGTTGAAGGGTATGCAAACGGACGTTGCTCGATCATTAAACGTGTTTAAGCGCGTTCAAGATGCAGGTCCAGGACTTGATACAAAAGCGGTACGTCAAGCGCTTGATGATCTTGGCGTGCAGCAATCTGACTCTGTCTTGTTCCAATTGGCGCAAGATTATCTTGATATGCCAAATCAAGCTTCTAAGAACCGTTTGTTGGAAAGCGGTCTTGGAGCAAAATTACGTGATGTGTGGTTTTACACATATCAAAGCAATCTATTAAATGATCCACAAACTCACGCATACAACATTGTAGGATCTGCCGTGTTTGGAGCAATGGCTCCAGTAGAAAGAACGCTTGCCATCCCAATCGGAATGGCTAGGCAGTTATTGCCTGGTGCATCTCCTGATCGCTATCACTTTCAAGATATTATGGCCGGAATGTCGGGGTTAAAAAATGGCATTCTTGACGGATGGGAACTTGCTGTAGATGCAATCAAGAAAGGTGGAGAATCAAAGTTTGCTGATGGCACGGCGCGTGTATCCAATCCATTATCAGCAGAAAATCTATCTGATACGCCAATCCGTTTGTTTGGTAAAGAAGTGTGGAGAACACCTGATTTACGTGACTCATGGATTGGGCGTGCAATTGATGGTCTTGGCGCTGTTCAAGACTTTCAATCATTCCGTCCATTACGTGCCGGAGATGAATTTATTGGCGGCATTTCTGCGCGTTATCAATTGCATGAAGAAGCGTGGAGATTTGGTAACCAAGAATATGACCGGCTTGTTGCTGAGGGAATGTCATCTGATGCGGCATTAAAAGAGGTACAAGCCAAGGTTGGACAATTGCTAACTGAGCGTCCTGCTCAGGTGCAAGAGTCTATTGAATCATTTAGAAATATGGTTACTCTCCAAAGTAGGATTGAAAAAGAAGGAATCCTTGGGGAAACATATTGGTGGACAAATAGGTTATTAAATACAGCGGCAGCAAAAGTTATTGTTCCGTTTTCAAAAACGGTAACAAATTTGTTTATTGAGGGATCTAGCTATATCCCTGGATTAAACGCATTAAGCCCGCGTTTTTACAATATGTGGGAGCAAGGTGGCCGACAGCGTGATGCTGCTTTAGCTAGATTGTCTATGGGTGGAACGGCAATATCTGGTGCTGCGTTATTAACTCTTGATAATCGCTTGACAGGATCAGGCCCATCACAAACAGAAGATCGTAAGGCGCTAGAAGCAATGGGTTGGCAACCTTACTCTTTAGTTTTTGATAAGGGCGAATTGTCAGAACAAAATGTTACTGCACTTAAAAACATTACAAAGGTTGGCATTGGGCCGGATAAAGTTTATGTAAGCTTTTCTCGGTTTGATCCAATCTCAATGATTCTTGCTGTTGGCGCTGATATGGGTGATGCAGCCAAATTTGATCGTCATCCTGATAGAGAAGAGTGGCAGACAATGGCAATGGCTGGCATGGTTGGCGCTGGCGAGTACATGGGTAATTTGCCTTTTATGCAGGGCATTGGCCAATTGCTTACAATTGCTCGTTCGCGTCAAACAGACACCGGCGATAAGATGGTTGAGATCATGGGTGGATTGGCTAACCAGTTTACTAATTTTGCCTACACCGGAATACCAGCGGTTGGTTTAACAAACAGCACGTTGATGGCTCACATTGAGCGAATGACTGACCCAACAAAGTCAAACATTATGTCTCCGGTAATGGATCAGCCAATATTCTTGCGTTCATTTTATGAGGCACGTCAGCGCGTAATGTCGCGCATTCCTGGCGTTTCAGCAGATGTTGAGCCAATGCTAGATAGTCTTGGACGAGAGGTTAAGGTACAAAATCGTGGTCTTGACTATTGGGCAAATTGGACTCCAGTTATACAGGCAACTGAAGGTAAATTTTCAGAAACTGATGCGTTACTTGCTTCTTTGAATTTTGGTATTGCAGAACCAGTCAAGACTTGGGATGGAGTTAGATTATCCGCTGAACAATATAACCGGTTTAAAAATCTTTATGGACAGGTTATCAAAGAAGATGGGATGAACCTTGAGCAGCGCATCCCATACGAACTAAAGCGTGCAGAAGAGGATTCAATTACTTCTGGTGAACCAATGCTTGTTGGAGACAAACAAAAGCTTATTTCTCAGATTGTTGAGAACTATAGAAAGCTTGCTAGGTTACGCATGATTGGTGATGATGAAGGAACTCCTGTTGAAATTGAATCATTGCCTGGTATGAAGATTGAATTTGAGGATCTTGCTGGCGCGATTAAGCGGAAGAAAGATATTTTCAGAGTCTACGGTAAGTAACTTTATAGAGAGATTTGACAATGGCAACCTACCCTATTTCTAACGTAACCCGCAGGGTTGTGTACACCGGATCAGCCGGTGTCGGGCCGTATGCGTTCTCTTTTGAGATCCTTACTAGCACAGACCTTGCAGTTTATAAAAACGATGTGTTGTTGACGTTGACCACAAACTATACGGTCACCATCAACAGCAACGGCACTGGATCTGTGACGCTTAACGTCGCTGCTACATCGGCAGACAACATCACCATTGTTGGCGCACGCGCAGTGCAGCGCACAACAGACTTTGTTACCGGTGGAGATCTGTTTGCCAACACGCTGAATGATGAACTTGACTCGCAGACCATTTTGGTTCAGCAAGTATCAGAAAGCTCAGATCGTGCAATTAAAGCGCCAGTAACAGATCCGACAACAATTAACATGACGTTGCCAGCCAAGGCCACACGTGCCTATAAGCTGCTGGCATTTGATGCAAACGGTAACCCAATTGCCGATGAGCATATTGGTACTAACCGCGGTAACTGGGCTACAGCAACAGTTTATTACGTCCGCGATCTTGTTAAGGATACAAGCAATAACAATATTTACCAGTGTATTACTCAGCACACTTCTGCTGGGTCACAGCCAATTAGCACAAACGCTGGCGCTGCAAACTGGTCATTAATTGTTGATGCTGCATCCGCTACGTCTAGTGCATCTGCCGCGGCTGCAAGCGCAAGTAGTTCTGCTGCATCTGCAATACTAGCTAACGATTGGGCAACCAAGACTTCTGGACCTGTAGCCGGTGGTGAGTACTCGGCTAAGTATCACGCTACAGCGGCCGCGTCCAGCTCGTCTACGGCCACCACAGCGGCCACTAGCGCCACTGCTGCACAAGTTGCAGCCGAGTCTGCGCGTGACGCTACGCTTGCCGCTTACGACAGCTTTGATGACCGTTATCTTGGATCTAAGACTAGCAATCCAACCCTAGACAATGACGGAAATGCGCTTGTTGCTGGGGCGTTGTATTTCAACAGTGTTGCTGGTGCGATGCAGGTTTACACAGGTAGCGCGTGGGTTGCCGCTTATGTATCCGGCACTGGATACTTAGCTGCTGCAAATAACCTGTCTGATTTGTCTAATGCTGCAACTGCGCAAACAAACCTTGGCGGCACTACCGTTGGCAAAGCGGTATTTACAGCCGCTACTACTGCTGCTGCACGTACTGCAATTGGCACGGTAATTGGCACTGACGTTCAAGCGTATGACGCAAACACCGCCAAGACAAACGTGGTCCAAAGCTTTTCTGTTGCGCAGCGCGGTACGGCAACAGCGCTTACTAGCACATCTGCTTCTATCGCTGTAAACTTGGCATTAGCAAACAACTTTACTCATACGTTTACTGAGAATACAACGCTTGCTAACCCGACTAATATTACCGCTGGTCAGTCTGGCGTAATTGTGTTTACGCAACACGCAAGCAGTCCCAAGACGCTTGCCTTTGGTAGCTACTGGAAATTCCCTGGTGGAACAGCGCCAACAGTAACGGCCACAAACAGTGCTGTAGATACGTTGGCTTATTATGTTGAAAGCAGCACAAGAATAACCGCGCGTATGTTGGGAGATGTTAAGTGATTGTGCCAGGTGACGCTAATCCACTTTTAATGGGTGGTGCTGACGGCTATCAGATTAGCCGCAGCGTTCGGTTGCGTCAAAGTGCATCCGCTTACTTTAACCGCACTCCATCAAGCAACGGTAGCCGTCAAATAATGACGTTTTCGTTTTGGATGAAGCGTGGTTTGTTGACTTATGCTTCTAGCTATCTCACTTTGTTTAGTGCTTATCCGGTTTCATCTTCTGTAGATATAATTGCATTTAGTCCAAGCAGTGATTCTTTGCGTATTTTTCTAAATGGTTCTGTAAGCGCGGACTTAATTACAACGCAAGTTTTTCGTGACCCATCCGCTTGGTATCACGTTGTTGTGGCTATTGATACTACACAAGCAACTGCATCCAATCGCATTAAGATGTATGTAAATGGCAGTCAAATTACATCTTTTTCTACTGCAACATACCCAACACAAAATTACAATACTTATTGGAACAGCACAAGTTATGCTGCATCAATCGGCGCTAACTTAAATGGCCCACAATCATACTTCGACGGCTATCTAACCGAAATTAACTTTATTGACGGTCAGGCTTTAACGCCATCATCGTTTGGCGCAACTAGCACGACAACTGGCGTGTGGGGGCCAGCTAAGTACACTGGAACGTATGGCACCAATGGTTTTTATCTTAACTTCTCGGATAACAGCAGCAACACTGCTACGACTATCGGTAAGGACTCAAGCGGCAACGGCAACAACTGGACACCAAACAACATCTCGGTGACTGCTGGCGTTACTTACGACTCGATGGTTGATACGCCGACACCGTATGGTTCAGATAGCGGTGTTGGTGGTGAAGTGCGTGGGAATTATGCGGTATTGAATCCGTTGGGTTTACCACCATCAGGATATTCAGCAGGGACATTTGCCGCAGGAAATTTAAATTTTACAACTGGTGGCGTAAAGATGGCGAAGTCCACAATGGCTTTGCCGCTTAGTGGGAAATGGTACATTGAGTGCAGTAGTAGTGGCACAAGCGCAGCCATTGATTGGGTATTTGGTTTGACAGGAATGTCTGCCGCAACACCAACAAACCATTCAAATCCCGGAGTTAATTTATACATATCAGATACTGCATATTGGCTCATAAATGCTGCATCACAATTTACACAGGCAGGTGCAATATCTTCTAGCGATATTTTTCAAATTGCTTATGATGCAAGCACAGGGAAAGTTTGGTTAGGAAAAAACAATACCTATTACACATCTGCTGGTTCTGGAACAGGTAATCCATCATCAGGCACAAATCAATTTGCCACTTTGTCTACAACAACAGAATGGTGCGCTTATACAGGTGGAAATACTGGAACAGTAACAAGCAGCATAAACTTCGGTCAACGCGCCTTTGCCTACACAGCACCTACAGGCTTCAAAGCCCTCTGCACTCAAAATCTGCCAACGCCGACGATCAGCAACGGTGCGAACTACATGGCATCTACCCTGTACACAGGCAATGGCGCAACAGGTCAGTCTGTTGTCAACACCTCAAACGGTGTTTCATTCGCTCCTGATTTTGCGTGGGTAAAAGTTAGAAGTTCGGCTGGAACTGACCACTATCTTGCAGATACAGTCCGTGGTGCAACAAAGTATCTTCAATCAAATACCACGGCGGCTGAAGGAACAAACAACGGAATTACTGCGTTCAATTCAAATGGTTTTAGTGTTGGAGCAGTTGGTGATACCAATACCAATGCGGCAACTATAGTTGGCTGGCAATGGAAAGCCAACGGTGCAGCAGTAACCAATACCGCAGGGTCTATCACATCAACTGTAAGCGCCAACACTACCGCCGGGTTTAGCGTGGTGACTTATACGGGCACAGGTGCTAACGCTACAATTGGGCATGGAATTGGTGTTGCGCCATCAATGGTTATCATTTTTGAGCGTTCCCCCGGTGGCGATGACCACATTGTTTATCACTCATCTCTAACCAGCAACCAGTACGCAATACGCCTTAACACAACTGCGGCACAAACTGGAGCATTTGGAACCTATTGGAATAGCACTTCACCAACGTCATCAGTGTTCAGCGTGGGAACTTCGGGCGAAAACAATCAAAACACAGCAACCTATGTGGCTTACTGCTTCGCCCCCATCGCTGGCTACAGCGCGTTTGGTTCGTACACGGGCAACGGCTCGACGGATGGGCCTTTTGTGTACACGGGCTTTAGACCAAGATATATTTTAATTAAAAAAACAAGTGCTGCACAAGATTGGTTTGTTTATGACACGGCAAGAGATACTTATAATGAAGCGCCTAAAACTCTTTTCCCTAATGGCTCATATGCAGAAGAATCTACTAGGCCGATGGACATATTATCAAATGGTTTTAAATTAAGAATTAGTTCCGCAACAAACGATAGCGGAGCAACATACATCTATGCCGCCTTTGCTGAAAACCCATTTAAGTACGCTCTCGCACGTTAAGGAGTCATTATGTTTTATTGCGCTAAAGAAAATAAGTACATCGTTGAACAAACACCATTCACCATTGATGGCACGGGCTACCCTGCTGACTGGCTGAACCATGCGTCCGTACAGGACAAAGAAACCCTAGGTTTGGTTGAGGTGACCTACGAAGGCACACGCGAAGATGACCGCTTTTACTGGGTGACTGAAAACCGCAACGGTGCTGTGATTAGCTACACCAACTCGCCAAAAGACTTGGATGCACTAAAGAAGCAGTGGTTGGCATCGACCAACCAAGCTGCATATTCCCTCTTGGTGCAGTCTGACTGGATGGTGGTTAAGGCGATGGAGACATCGACAACGGTTCCTGCTGACTGGTCTACTTACCGCGCTGCGGTGCGCTCTGCTGCTCAAACGGCTGTGACTGCGATCAATGCTGCGGCTGACGTACCTGCCTTACAAGCGGCGATCCAAGTAACTTGGCCTAATGACCCCAACTACGTCGCACAGTAATTCGGAGTAAGCATGTCCGACTACCTCGGCAGAATTATCACCAAGACCCCAACGCCTCCTTCGCCTACATCAGCATCGGGGGTGTGGTCGCTTGATGAAGCTTTGCAGTATCAGAAGGCAGGCAAGTGGCCTCCGGGCTACGCCATCAGTCGGTCTGTTCGCTTGCGCTCAAGTGCGTCTGCGTACTTCAATCGCACACTAACCACGCCAACAAGTTCTCAAAAATACACGTGGAGCGGGTGGATAAAAAGAGGGAAATTAGATTCTTCGGGACTGCAAGGAATATTTTGCCCTTACAGTTCAGGAACCGTTTATGGCTATCTTGCTTGGTATCAAGATGGCATACGAATTTTTGATAGATTAAGCGGCGGAACAAATTTTCTTTTACAAACTACTGCGGTTTATAGAGATGCTTCCGCTTGGTATCATATCGTTTACGCAGTAGACACAACACAAGCCACTGCCGCTAATAGGGTGCGTTTGTATGTTAATGGCGTTGAAGTTACAGCTTTTAGCACATCAACATATCCTACTCAAAACAATTCGACCACAACAAATAGTGCGATTGCCCATTACATTGGGTATGACATAAGCAATACAGGCTATTTTGACGGTTATCAAACCGAAATTAACTTCATCGACGGTCAGGCGCTTACCCCAGATTATTTTGGCTACGCAGACACTGCAACAGGTGTGTGGCAACCGATACCATACACGGGTACTTATGGAACGAACGGCTTCTACTTAAACTTTAGCGACAACTCAGCCGCGACTGCCGCAGCGATTGGCAAAGATTACTCAGGTAACGGTAACAACTGGACACCGACTAACATCAGCGTAACTGCTGGCGCTACTTACGACAGCATGGTTGACTCGCCATCAATGTATGGTGCTGACACTGGGGTTGGTGGTGAAGTGCGTGGGAATTACGCGACATGGAATGCAGTAGCCAAAGCATCATCTCAGCCGACATTTAGTAATGGAAACCTTGATTTAGCCGCTGCCGCTGCGGCATGGAGTGGGGCGGTTGGCACAATTGGTGTGACAAGCGGAAAGTGGTACTGGGAAGTAGTAAACGGAAATGCTGATACTTTTGTTGGAATTTGTGGTGACAATCTTGTATTAGCAACGGCTGACCCACAAACTTTAACTGGCACCATTCTTTATTACGGAGCAGATGGAAGAAAGCGTGTTGATGGGACACTTTCTGCGTATGGTGCATCATATACAACAGAAACTATTGGTGTTGCGCTTGATATAGATGGAGGGACAGTTACTTTCTATAAAAGTAATTCAAGCCAAGGTTCAATTTCGTTGTCTTCAAGCACCCTTAATGGAAGAACAATTTTTCCGTTCATTGCTAAGTACGCATCAACAGCAAATATCAACTTCGGTCAACGCCCCTTCAGCTACACCGCTCCATCAGGCTACAAAGCACTGAACACTCAAAACCTGCCAGTGCCAACAATCAACAACGGCGCGAACTACATGGCGGCTACGCTGTATACGGGTAACGGCGCAACCCAAAGTCTTGTTAATACAGTTAATAACATTTCGTTCCAGCCTGATTTTGTGTGGATAAAAGATAGGTCAGCCGGATATCAGCACTCTTTACAAGATGTTGTGCGTGGAACCGGTGCATCCAAGAAGCTGTACTCGTCTTTATCAGAAGCAGAAAATGGTGCAAATTCTGTTTATGGTTATTTAAGCTCTTTTGACACAAGCGGATTTAGTGTTTCTATTGGTGCAAGCGGAGCGCAACAAGTAAATGCTAGTGGCACAACGTATGTTGGCTGGCAATGGAAAGGCGGTGGCACAGCGGTCAGCAACACTAGCGGCACTATTACGTCGTCTGTAAGCGCAAGTACTACCGCTGGCTTTAGCGTGGTGACGTACACCGGCAGTGGTTCTAGCGCAACTGTTGGGCATGGCTTAGGTGTTGCACCTAGCATGATTATCATTAAGAACAGAGGAAGCGCTCAAGACTGGCGTGTTTACCATACAAGCGTTGGTGTAAATGCTTATTTGGCGCTTAATACCCCTGCTGCATCAGCATCAGACAGCGGCTGGACAGCAACAAGCTCAACCACATTTACGGTTGGCGGTTCTGGTGCTCAATATAACGCAAGCACCAACACATATGTCGCCTACTGCTTCGCCCCGATTGCTGGCTACAGCGCGTTTGGCACATACACAGGCAACGGATCGACGGATGGGCCATTTGTGTATCTTGGATTTAGACCGAGGTTTGTGATGTGGAAAAACGCATCGGCGGTTGAAGCGTGGCTTATCGAAGATACCGCTAGAAGCACATATAACGAAGTTGCTCTTGAGCTTTACCCAAGCTCATCCAGTGCTGAAGCAGCGGGTTCTAGTCGTTCACCAACTCAACAATTTGATTATTTAAGTAACGGCTTTAAGGTTCGTGGCGCACAAACACAAACAAACGGAAGTGGCAACACAATCATCTACGCCGCTTTTGCAGAAAACCCCTTTAAATACGCTCGCGCGAGGTAATAAATGTCTACATACTCAACCAACCTTGCTCTGGAACTGATTGCCACTGGTGACCAGTCCGGTACGTGGGGTAACACCAC